CAACCAACTTTGATGAAGTACTGTGGATCAGAATATCCATTGGCACCCTCACAGTAAAACTTATCACCGTTTTGCCACACAGCAGGCTCGAAGAGTCTGTCCTCCACGTGTTCGGGGAGTCCATCACTATCGATTTGACCTGTGTCAGGGTTGAAGGTGCGCTGATAACGAGGAACTTCTTCCCCAGTCTCAGTGTCATACTTGTGGAATATCTCACGAGATACTTTGAAAGCATTGACAAGACCCTCTTTGGTGATCTTTACTTGATACATAGTTGCCCGCTCTGTAGCGAGCTCTTCACTCAGTCCGTGATCATCCATAAACTCCACACGGAGTGCAGGATGCACGTACTTCATGTCAATAAACTCAAAGAAGCGCTTGGTGAACTCTTCACCTTTGCCTTCTTTGTTCTTCTTGCGAAGTATAGGATTACGTAGCCATCTCATCCAGAGCTTAGCAAGGGGTGTTGTATCTATACCTGCATCAGACGAGTCTAGTATTCTATTTACTAGACTCTGAGGCAGAGGCATATTAGACAACAGTCCCTCATCAGTCTCCATGAAATACCTACCAGCAGCATCCTTCTGCAGGAACACGCCCCCAACTAGGTTGGAGACTTGTGTTCTTGCATTCAGATCCTCTGTAGCTAACAACGAGAACTCTGCGAGTATCCCGTTGTATTCTTCCACCGTACCAGCTTCGTCTGCTTCATCTGCAAGCACAGTCATCTGGTCGTAGATATCCTTCTCGTATGTACGAGAGAACGGGGTGTTACCGTAGCTACCGGATATCATGTCACCTATAACATTAATAGAGATCATAATGGTGGTTCAAAATTGTGTCTATCTTTTAGTTCAAGGTACGCACGTATCTCCTTCCAGAACCTATCGCAGTCGTTATTGTCCGTACGGTAAGGGAAGTTGATACATTCAAAGAGTGGATATAGTGGCTCAAGAAACTCGTCCAAGTACTGACCGAGTATGTGGATATCATCCTCAGCAATCGTACAGTCTGCATCCGCTACCTTAAACAGCTCCATAGATTTCTGAGCAACGGTTTGTTCATCGTGGTCATCTAGCATGAAGGTCTGCATCTCGTGCATCTTCTTCATGAGATTGATAATCTCTTTGAACTCACCATCGTTCTTATTCCAGAATCTACTGTGGTCACGGTACTTCTCATACGGCCGAAGCTTATCCAGCACATCATTGTACCTAGAATCTACTTCTTTCAACCTTTCAAACCAGGTTGGTATATGAGGCAACATACATCCTGTTGCCCACTCTCGAACTTTACTGTGCATACTCCATTTGTTTTCATGTAGGACGGAAAAGAATTCACTGATGTGTTTGATATTGGTACCCACCATCTTCTTAGACAATGCAGCTGATACTTTGAACAGCTGTATGTCTGTGACTTTAGCAGGTTTCTTATCTGTCTCACCCATCCAGTTACCATTGTAATCATTGCGAAACCGATGTGGATTGAACTCTGTGAATACAGGGTTCTTGTTAACCGCATTGGTGTCCGTGTTTGAAAACGGGTGGTACATAGATAGTGTGGGATACACCTCCATCCAGCCAGGAACTGTAGGGGCGCAGATCGTAGCAGCCAATTGCAGCATAGCTTCATCTTCACTGGTACCATAGTATGTTTCTATGTCAGTGTCCTGAATCAACTGCAGTGGTGCTTCTACTTTGTCCCATACCCAATCTGAAATGTCATTACACCACTTCTTATCACCAGTGTGCGGACGTCGCAAGGTGTAGAGGACTACCTCGTTAGCTATGCTACGTCTTTCTTCTGGTGTCATGTAGTGGTATCTGTTCTTCAGCTCTTCCTGTTGGTTCTTTGTTTCCAGGGCCTCATCGAAATCAGCCGGTACTTCTATCTCGTCATAGTCAAACTTCAGCAGAGGACAATCCTTGATGAGTTCCCAATTAGATGCGCGATGGAGATTGATAGCGTCAATCTTTGCTTGCACCTTATCGTCATTCAACATGTTAGTCATGTGATGTTCTGTAATGAGAGTAAGGGTTCCGTTGTTCATAAGGTACAGGTCCTTACGTCCAACGGGATTGCCTTTGACGAAGTACAGGTTGTCCCAATTGACTTGGCCCCATCCTACATCTTCTCTTTCTATCTGATACTTTCCATTCTTCCAAACCCTAGATACGTTACGAACTTTGTAACCTTTCAGGATACCACCAGGAGCGGCAAAGGTTATACCCGTACGGAACTTAGGCTTGATATTTTCCTTATCTATTATCTCACTGAGCTGTCGAAGCACACTGTCGTTGTTGTTATTCTTGTAAATAACTTCACCACACTTCTTGATCCAAGTAAGAAAGTCATCTTCATCCAACTGTTTGTCAATTACATCTGCTGCGTCTTGAGCTGCCCTCTCAATAGCACCTTGGATGTATCTCTTTGTATGTTCATTCCATATAACTTTTTCTCGTGATGGGGTAACTTCAACGCCATCCTGAATGACGATTTCATTACCCTCATCGTCTAGATAAGCCTGACGTGCTGGACATTTGATTGCCACTGCACCCCATAGCTGCTCCATCTCGAGCTCTTTGAAGTCCACATAACCATAGTTAATACCCGTAGTGGCTCCTGGGGATTTAACCATAAGAATGTGGGGCCTTCTCCAAGCCCAAGTATCTGAGATGATAAGGTTGTCAGAGTTGTAGAGGATATCACTCCGAACACTCCTATCCATCTCAGTACCATCCTCATACTTGTACTTCATGCTGACATTGTCAATGTAGTTCAGTTGATCCTGTACTGCATCCACATACTTCGTACGATTGTGCCGCTTGACACCGAAGGATATCTTAGTGAAGTTGTTTGAGGTTGTATTCTTGTAGTGAACCTTAGTCCCATCACTAAATGTGACATGACCATCGGCATCAAACCTCCCAATAAGGAAGTCTGTCTTGTATGCAAAGCAGTTCATCTTGAACAGCTTTCCGTTGTGTGCTGTCTCTACAGTGTAGAAGTCTACTCCTGTTGAGAGCGGGACTTTTGCCCCGAGTCCGAAGGCCCCGAAGTTTTCTGCCGTGTTTCTTTTAGTCGAGAAACCCAGCTCGAGGTACCCTTCGAGTCTAGACGAGCCAATGCCCACGCCATAGTCAGTAACACTAAAGCGATCACAATAGCCTGTGCCAGGACGCTCTTGATATTCCACAATGACAGTATTACTATCGCTGAACCTGCTGACGTTATAATAGCCAGGCTCAAAGTTTGAATCTCTGTACTCTTCTTCATGTCTTGTAATATAGTAGTCTTCAATGGTCTTCTTGCCTGACAATATCTCCAACGCAATCTCTTTCTCACGTTGTGAATCGCAGGCATTAGTTACCAGCTCACGGACGGTTGAATCAATCGGGGTAGAATATTGTGTAGATTGAAGAACATCGAAGACAAGTTTCTCAGCAGACTTGTTGATCCGCTTCTGTAAGCCAGCCGAGCTACTCTGCACTGCCTTACCAATTGTCTTGATACTCATAATAAAATAGCCCCTATTTTGTAGGAGCTATCATTTCTAAAATTTTATTTACTGTTTCAATGTTCTGCTTTTGGTTACGTGGGACGAACAACACAGGTGGGTCGTCTTGCTCCATCAGCAGTTTCTTGAACATCTTCCACTTGAGTGGGAAGCGTTCATTTGCGTAGCCTTTACACTCTATGACCCATTTACCATTGGGGTCTACGAAGTCTGGAGTGTATGTGATATCACGGACCTTGTACTTCTTCTTGTCCAAGAAGCCCGTCTTACCATTGTCCTCATAGGAAGAGTTATCGTAGTGAAAGCCTTTCATGAGAACATACTTGTGCTTCTCATAGTCTGCAGGTATACCTGCATCCCTGAGTTGCCTGTAGCAGTGTGCTTCAAGCTGAGATCTAAACTTAATACCGTCTACTTCTTTACGCTTGGCGTTACGTACTCTCTTCTTTGATGTACGACTGCCTGTTCTCTTTCCCCTTGATGACATTCTTTGCTTCTTGTAATCCGTGATCTCTGATTAAGTCAGAGATATCCTTTGATTTATAATACGAAGGGATGACGAGATTGTCAAGCCCATACTTATCACAGATCTTAACGGCCATTGTCTGGCCAGGGTTACGAGAGTTATCAAAGTCGTTATCGTAAAGTACAATTACTTCTTTGAAGCGCTCTTTCGCCTCTTTGATCGTGCCTTCTTCCGGCATGAGCATTTCGGATTGAAGAGCGAAGGAGGGGTAACCAATGCTTGCCAAGCACATGACATCCTTGAGCGAGCTTGTGAGAAATACAACCTTACCGCGCTCAGGAAGTTGCCCATAGCCTTGAAGACATTGCGCACCCACATTAGAGCTCCACTTAAAATCTCTTTCAAGCGGACGGTAAATCTTATAACCGCAGTCAAAACGGTAACGATAACTAATACTATTGCACGAAAAACGTTGTTCATTGATCCAATAATGTGTTATAGGTAGAACATCAAAGATAGACAAAATATCTTTAGTGATGTTAAACTGAGACCAATAACTAATATCAGATGCATTCCAACTACGTATTCTTACCTGTATCTTCGATCTCTTTTTCTCTTGTATTTTTGGGTCCACCTTCCGTATAGTCCTACGCAGACGTACACCAGCAGAGAGCCCAAGACCAAAGACGTTATCAATATGTATGAGCGTTCCATAAAAATCTGTATTGTATTTGTAAGCAACATATCCGAAGCAGTCAAAGCTATGCTCAGGACATCCGAAGTCTTTGTATCGTAGTCTACCACCTAGCATAGATATACACACAGTGGGAGTCTTATCTTCTCTCAAGTCACTCCTAAATCTTTTATTAGGATCTTCAAAGTTTGTGCAGAACTCCTTGAATATCTGATACTCGGATACCTTAGACAACACACTTTCTTTTGACAGAGTGTCCCCACTCTTACGTGCTTGTATCATAAGAAAAGTGGGGGAGAGTTAATCTACCCTCCCCCTCTTTATTATAACCAAGAATCACCACCGTCTGATACAGGGACAGCTTCTTCTTGTGTAGGTTTAACCAGCTCAGGGTCATACTTCTGCAGCAGAAGATCGTCGTTGTACTCAGCATTGAATGAACCATACTCGTCATTCAAAGCTTTGATAAACAAACGATCAGTTGCAGGCTTGAGCCTACCAAAGTGTCTAGTGTAGACCTGTTGATACTTCTCATCTTTGACACCAAGCATCACACGAAGCTTGTTATCTTTGAGCTGGGTAACAAGAGTCTTCATCTCAGATACATCACCTTTGACAATGTCATCGATGGTATCGAAAGAACACTCGCCTTCACTAGGTATGTTAGCCCATGCTTTAACAAAGCCAATCAGGGCTTCTTCGCCAGGGTACATACGACGTACAGCATCTTTCTTAAACCAGTCTGGTGCAGACTCAGGCGTTTCAGCCCAAGTCACTTGACCATACTTGTTAGTGATCTGATACTTACCAGTCTTAGAAGCAGCACGATGGGTGTCTTCGACAAACAATTCAACACGAGTGCTGAAGCTATGCTCATCATTCTTAACCCAGAACACAATCTTGTTCTTGACATTCTCACCAAGCTGTATCCCAGAATAGCTGGGCTCAGTCTTCATGTTAATACCAAGGGAGTGTAGCTCCCCAAGATTAGGATTCACTGCAATGACAGATACGGGTGCAATACCTGTGAACAGAGGTATACCACCACCGGTGACTTGTACCTCTGAGGAGTTAGATTGTATAGCCATCAGTCTGTAATTTCATCTTTGTTATCCTGGTGAGGATCGTTGTACAAAGCTTCAATCAACTCAGTGTTAGCTTCACGCTCCAGCTCCTCCAACTTAGTTGGCTCTGGCATGGGGATGCTAGTCTGATTAGGATTGTTGCTAGATGTGTCATCCACCAATTGAATACGCATCACTCTCTGCTTCTTGACACGAATGCCCTTCAGCTTTGGGTGAGAGAATATCTCCTTGGCTTCAGCTATTGTCATACCATACTTCTTACGAATATCATCACGGCTCATACCATCATCTTTGATGTGGCTGATGAGCGATGAGATAGTCAACACCTGTGGTGTTTCTTCTTGTGTCACCTCTGGGGTAACGTCTACTCTTGCGTCAAACGACATGTTTAAATAATTAATCGATAAAAATCTTTGTCCACTCCAACTCTGCATCTAATCCTCGTAGATGCTCACAGCGTGAACCTGCTGTGTCATCGTTCGTAGAATCGAACGATATCTTTGTGGTGTTATCACCACGATACACGTAACCAATAGCGTCAGCATTAGCACATGCAATCTCACGAAGCTTGCCGGACAGTGACAAGTCATTCGCTTTAACCTCTTTGCCATTCTTCGTCAGGTACTTGTCCTTCAGATGACCAACAAAGATTACGTGGTCAGCAAGCTGTGACAGCCTGTTGAACCACTTCATGAAAGCTCTACGTAGATAGAGATAGCCAGCGCCGTTGGGCAGTGACAGCACAGACAATCCCTTGTTATCCTTGTCAAAGTTCTTACCCATAGGGGTAGCTCTGTACAATTGTTTTGCTTCATCCTCACACCACACTTCTAGCTGTGTGATGGTGTCAATAGCAATATACTTGTAGGGCTTTCCATCGCTCATGATAGCCTTCCCAACTTGAGCCAGCTCAGCGAGAGAGCGGACCTTGATCTTGAGTGCGTCCACCATATCAGAACCTTCCTCGAGGTCAATGATAAGACAGTTGTCAAGTTTAGAGAGGGCTGTGGTCTTACCTATCTTTGGGGGACCATAGATAATCATATTCTTAGGTGATTTGCGAGCAGCTTTAACCACCTGTTTAGGTAACGTCAGTTCGTTCATGTATTGTAAAGGTTGATAAATCAGTTTCAAAAGGTATCATACCAAGCAAACCATCACGGTTCTTCTCAATATGTACAGCCATCAAACCAACCGGGTCTTCACCACAGTAGTTGTCAGTGATACCATACAGGTCATAGGGACGCTGTAGCATCATCACTACGTGTGCATCTTGACCTATAGAGTCACCCCCAAACAAGTCAGTGAGTAGTGGTTGGTATTGATTCTTGGCGCGGAACTCTTGTTCGATGTTGCGGTTCAGCTGTGACAACAGTATGTTGATACAAGTCATACGAGCCTGCATCCACATACATGCCTTGGACAGAACATTTAGTCTTTGTAGTTCTGTATCAGCATTACCCAACACCAGTCTAGAGTGGTCAATCAAATTGACTATAGTAGCACTAGGAAAACGATGGAACACTTGTTCGTTAATGTTCTTCACCTTTTCCATGTCTTGCGGTATAGAACAGAAGTAGATAGGGTAGTCCTTATACTTCTGCACTGCCTGCACATAGTTGTTGTACTTATCTGTAGATAGTTTCTGCTCTACGGACAGCAGTTCAAATGTCTGCATCTTTGTATCCTTAGAACCAGCACGTAGTATCTGCTGCTCACCTGGCATCTCAAAGCTCCAGTACAATACAACCATGTTCTTACCAACGTTTCTATCCAGTAGATCAAAGATCAATTGATTAGAGAACGCTGACTTACCTACACCTGGTCGACCAGCAACAACATACATCTTGCCGGGCTGCAGTCCACCCATTAGGTTCTTGTTTAGTCTTGCCCAGTTAGTGGGATAGACTAACCTGTTACCATCCATGCCTTTACGAACGTCCATGATAGAACGGTCAACAGACTTAGAGATGTGCCGCAGCTGTGGTATGTCAGTAATGCTATAGCTTACGCGTGATGCGTCCTTCGGGAGATTGGTCATCTGTGATATCTTCGTATTTCTCCCACGTATATTGGTTGATCCAAGTAGCGAGCATCTGCATCCACCCGAGGGTGTTTGTAGACTTACGCAACTCAAGCTCATTCCTTAAACCTTGCACAACCTGCTCATGTATACCAGGAGAATCATCCAAGATTCTTTTATACCTATCTCTAGCCTTTGCATTTGCTCTAGCATTTGCATCTTTGGCTCTGAGTATACGCATCTGACCATTGTTGTATACCTTGAGAGGAAAGTGGGAGAGAAGCTCGGACCACTTTTGATCAAAAGAAGACTGGAACATATCCAAGAACTTCTGTCTAATCACATGGTCTCTAAGCTCCTCCCCCAACTTAATTAAGCCTTTGGTTTGCAAGGCTTCTGTGTTTGGTTTGAGGTCTAACTCTTCAATCAAATCATAACTCGTGGCGTGTAAGAGATACAAATATAAGAAATCATCAGCCGTTATCCCAAACTTTTTTAGAATATCCGTGTTGATTCTTATAACCATACCAATTATTTGTATACTACAGTAACTGCCTTACCTTGTATCTCAATAGTAATAGTATCAGATGTCTCTGCAAGCTGCGCCAAAGCGTACTTGAGATCTTTCTGATGCTGCTGCATGAGATCTATAACAGTATCTGTTCTCATAACTCCTTTGAGCTTACGTGGTTTAGCTTCGTAGAACTTACTACGCACACTACCCCACTTAAGATTAGAATTGTACTTGCTATTGAGATACCTTGTGGTAGCTTTTGCAGACAAGTCTACAGTTTTACCATTTGCTCTGTGCTCAGTCATCTGTTTGACCAAGTCTCTTGTGATTTCTTTTGTGTAAATCATTGTAAAAATAATGTGAGGTCATCACCTCTGTTTACGTTGTTTAATGTTGAGACTGCTTTGTTTAGCCAAGTCTCTTCTTGAGAATCTTTTACGTACAACACATATATACGCCCAACTTTATCTTCACTTTTGCGAAGCAGTCGACCAACACGCTGAATCATAGGCAAAGACTTACTATCCAAACCCACAATAATACCAATACCAACGTCTGGTACATTGAAACCTTGGTTCAATGCTTTGGTTGTACATAGCACACGGCATCCACCATCACGGAAACAATCAAGAATATTCTCTCTTTGCTTCTTGGTCTTACCCGAATGATAGCTTATGCCCTCCACGTGATCAGCAACAGCATCAGCAAACTTGTTAGTGCCACCGAAAGTCAACACTTTCTCTGTGTCATAGTGGTCAATAATCTCCTGTGCTCTCCCAATCTTAGATGCGGCATGCTGTACAACTGACTTACGCCCACGAATAGAGTTCATGAACTGCGCAGCTATACCCTTGTTACCAGCTATGTGTCCTCCCAGTATACCTTGTGCTTTACTGAAGGCATCAAAGCCTCCAAGTGCCATCTTGCATTTGACAAACATCTTCTGGTGCGCATCATAGTCATCCTTCTCATGTGCGGTAAGTTTTACACCAACACAATAGATCTGATAGTTAGCAACATAGCCATGTTCCACAGCCTCATCCAAAGAGACTTTGTACACTGGGGGTGCTAGATTCACCAGCATCTGACGATACTCTGGTTCTTCAGGTATAGTTGCTGTCATACACAGCAGCCTATCATAAGTATTGTATTCAAAGAATTGACGGTACACAGGGGACAAACCCAAGTGAATCTCGTCACACAGTACTACATGGTAGTGATTACCTCTGAGCTTATGTGCAGATTGATAGCATATAATATCTATCCTGTCCAAGTAATGCTCAAAGCCCCACTTAGTGAACTCACCTGCAAACTGATCTTGTAGTTGAGTTGTGGGTACCAATACTAGACACCTTGCTTCAGTGTCTTCCAATTCATTGAGACTATTACCAATAGCGAGAACACCAACACGAGATTTCCCAAAACCAGTAGCAGCAATAATGCTACCCTTAAACCCTTTACGGGCCCACTGATTAAGTGCTTTCTTTTGTGCTGCATCTCTACTAGTATCAGTCTTCATAGTCAGGGGGAGAGAATTCATGCTCCAAGATTTTGTCTTCAAAGTCTTCCATGTAATCAGGTAACTTCAAAGGTTCAAACTTTACTTCTATGACAGTGACTGATGGGTGTGTTGAGGGTGTATGGTAGTCACCTCTTTCGCCATAGTCTATATCATATATTATTGTGGCGTTCAACAACCCTATCTCTGAGTCCACTTCTACCTCCCAGCTTTTCGTTCCTTTCATATTCTAATAGTTTTAGGTTTAACTTAACCACTTGTCTGCGCAGGAAATTCAACTCGTTCTCCAAGTTGTCCTGCTTCATTTTAAGACGTTCCAGACCAAACGTCCTTGTCGGATCTGTACTCATATCCATTTAGTTTTAGTCGTAATTCAGCAACGCTTTTAGCATGCTTGTATTTGTCTCGAAACGTAGAATCTACTTCTAACAGTTCTCCTGCTCTTTGTACAGAGTAGACAACTGTAGAGTGATCCCTGTCAGTATACATGCCGAGACGTTTGCATGTAAACTCATAGAATTCTTCTCTGCATAGATAGAAAAATATCTTCCTAGCATCTGATAGTATAGCACTTCTGCACTTGCCTTTAAATTCTTCAAACGTAAGTCCATATTCATCACAGCATGCTGTAGCTATGATGTCTAACTCACCTTTGTTAAAACAATGGCTGTGCTTTATACCATTTTGTGCACTGTTGTATAGTCCTGGGTATATGTAAGGACTTATCTTTTCTTTTATCATTGTATAATGGTGTGGTGCGCCTGGTAGGACTTGAACCTACGACCAATTGATTATGAGTCAACTGCTCTGACCACTGAGCTACAGGCGCTGGTGTACTCCCGGCGGGACTCGAACCCACAACCTACAGCTTAGAAGGCTGTTGCACTATCCAGTTGTGCTACGGGAGCTAAAATTGTCTCTCTAACCATACCCATCTACCTGTTTCATCCCACTTTCCCTGCGGCTTTCTTACATAGTCTTTGTACTTATACTGTGCCATAGTCATCAGGTCTTCCCCACTAGTTAATCTTTTACGATTGACCTTGTGGAGTTTCCTAAAGTATGAGAAATCCCCAACTACGTTATTCTTTAGAGCATGATATACAGTACCGTATGTGAGATCAAAATGATCTGCTACTTCATTGAGCGTATATCCTGATACATACATACGAAGGTAGTCACGCAAATCATTTGCAGTGTGTGCCCATGCTTGGTGACTATTTACAAATACCACACGCTCTTGATTACCATCAAGTATAATTAGTTTGGTCCTGTCTATCTTCATCACCTTCTAGCAGCCCTCATTCCTGCTTTAAATCCACGGTTATACCCACACTTATACCCACTAGCACAATTCATTGTAGCTATCGGGCATACTGGTGCGATTGGGCATATGGAAAATTGTCCTTTTACGTCTTTCCATCCTTGACAATATCCACTTTCCCAACCCTCACAGTAATCTGTGTGGCCGATAGAAAATGAGAAGGACACGCCTATAATTATTATGGCGATTAAGTAACCGATCTTTTTCATGATTTTAAATTTGTGTTTTTGTTTATTGATCTACTCTTGACAGCATTAGACATTCATTCACGTCATAAGAGTTTCTACCCATAAAAAGAGACTGGAATTTGCCAACGTCAATCATAATCCAGCCGTTGTCAGATTCCTCTCGCGCCTTGCTTAGATTGTTATTCATATCCTCAATGACTTGACAATCAAATTCTTGCTCTTGTCTCTCTATCATATTGTCCAATGCCTCAGGCCACCCAACTTTTGTTTTAAAATCGTAGAACCTAGCCGCAAGAGCTGCAGATGAACGCTCTTTACCAAACTTCTCGTTTATATCTACAGCCAGTTGATTAGTTTTATCCTCTAGAACAGGGAGATATAGTTTATTGTTACGTGTGCTGAGAAGATTCCGCTTCTTGATTTCATTTAAGAGCATGAAGTCTTCTTCGCTAGACCATCTTTTTGAACTGCTTCGTTGTATCATAATTTATAGTTTTAGTGTTGGTTATTTCTCCCACGTCTGTGAGATATTTGTGTCTGCCTTAAGCAGACCGTTTGGTATTATTACTTTAGCTGCTTTCTCCATAAGCTCAGTCATCTTGACTGCCCATGCTTCAGCAACTTCTTCCTTACATATACAGTCAATCTGATCATGGACTGTCATAACAATCTTAACAGAACCAACCCAGTTCTCCTGTATCTCACGGTGTATGTAGATAAGAGCTAGCTTGGTCATGTCAGCAGAACTACCCTGTATGGGTGTATTCTTAGATGCACGTTCAATACTACCGAACTCCTGGAGCATAGACCTGTCATTCCAAATCTTAGGGAACCAGTTGTCGAACCACCTTCTACGCTTGAATGGCTTGAAGGTAGTAATATATCCATTACGTGTACCAAATGTACCAAGCTTCTGTAGAAAGTCTCTGATGTTTGGAAACTCTGTAAAGTATTTCTCTATTAATGCTTCTGCTTCTGCCTTAGATATCTGCAACGTGTCAGCTAACTTAAATGGACCCATTCCATAGGCCAAGCCGAAGTTGATTGCTTTGATTTGAGTTCTAAGTTTCTTCCGTGTGTCATCGTCAGCGTCTCTCCATTTATCTTCGAATACGAGATCTGCACATACTCCGTGCAAGTCCATTCCCCTGGTGAGAGCATCAAGCCATACTGGATCTTGTGAACCGTATGCGATGACATTTAGTTCCTGTGAAGAGTAATCCGAAGAGACGAAAACCCATCCTCGCTCGGTAATGAAACAGTTTCTAAAGGTATTATCGCTTGGAATCTGTTGCATGTTAGGTTTCGAGGAGGAAACTCGTCCAGTATCCAAGATCTGAGAGAAGTTAGTGTGGACTTTTCCGTCACAATTAACGTAGTTGAAGAACTTAGTACCATAGGCGTTCGCCAGTTTCGTTCTTTCTTTATATCTGATATATTCATCGATCAAAGGTATTTTGTACCTGTGCTTGTTGAGTTTCTTACCATTAACATCTTCAAGCTTAGGCACTAGGTTTTGAAATAATTCTAATACTTGCATAGGACTTGACCACTTGATGTGAGTCTTACGCACTTCTTCCATAGGTGCAAACATATCTGTCTGCACAGGGACACGATAGCCTTGTAGCAGTGGGTGTTGTAGAACCATGTCATCTAGCTTGAGCTCTTGTTCAAATGCTAACTTGACATTTTGTTCTGCCATCTCAACCCACCTATCCTTATCAACCATTAGTCCCTCATACTCTATCTCTGCAAATACCTTTACCACTTCGTTTTCAAGACGGGCAGTATCTTCCAGTGAATACGTACGTAGTTTCGCCAGTTGTCTCTCCCGTATGTCAAGCAGATATACAACATCATTCGCCCCATACGTAATCTGGTCGACCGTATACGGCTGACCTGTGAGTCCGATAAATTTGTTCCTGACCGTTTTGTCCAGAACAACACCGAGATATCTTTCACAACACTTTGCGAGTGAGTACCCATAGTCTTGCTTACCACAATGCAGAACTCTTTCGACAAGAAACGTATCGTATATTGTTTCCACTGTTGCAAAAGCCCATCTCTTGATGAATTTGTAGTCAAACTTAGCATTATGAAATATTTTTGTTATGTTCTTGTCCTCTAGGACTTCCTTCAGCGGGGTGACATCAACAACTCTGGTATCAATAACATACTGTCTGTCTCTGTCCCCAATCTGAAGCATGATCATCTTCTTACACGTGAAGTCAAAGCCTTCAGTCTCAGTGTCCACACCCAGAACGTCCTTCGTCTTACAATATGACACACAATCCTGAATCGTCGCCGTCTGGATATCATTAAGAGGACTGTTGGTTCCTATCAGTCGTATCGTGCTTAAGTTTTTCATGATCGATAAATATTGCTATCTGATACGCATCTGTTAGTGAGTACTGTCTCCCAAGAAAGAACACACTCTTGTGTCCGTTATCCTCAGCACGCTTGATAGCCTGCCTTACGAGGTCGGTATTATCATCCTTGATTAGTTCAAAGATCTTTTTCATCTGTCCCATAGTAATCTTTACATTTTAATTAGTAACCGTGACAGGAATCGAACCTGTTAATCATCACCTTCAGCTCAATAACAATCCCTTTACTAAAGAAATGATGACACTACCATTAGTTCACGGTTAGAAAAGGGGACAGCTTTCGCTGCCCCCCTGGAAAGTTACGACATGATTTCACCAGTCGCAACAGCAACGTTCTGAGCCGCGATGATACCACCTGTTGTTGCAGGTGCATCGGCCTCAAGGAACGTGTGCTTTGGCTCTCCGTACACCATGCTGGTGTTAGCGAAGATGTACATACCCTGGTGGGTAATGTAATCGCCATCCTTCCCTCTACGCTTTGCAGCAGTCTCAAGGTTCATTGCCTGCCACTCTGTTGGCTCAGTAGTCTCGGTCACTTGGACGCGCAACTCCTGACCACCAACGCTTGGGCTAGCGATGTTGAGAGCTTTGGTCTCACGACCACGCTCATCGGTAGAGTATCCGCCTGAGAGGTCAATACTCAAGAGCTCAGCTGCGTCATTAGGCTCACAAGTGAGCCAGTTACGACGAGCACCGCCTTGAGAGAATCTCTCATCAGACTTGTTAAAGGCACCCAATGGATTGTTGCCGTTTGAGCCACCGTCAAGGCGCTCAGCAAATTCCAATTGTACCTTACCATTTGCCACCTTGATAGCTTGTACCAAGAGGCTAGAACCTGGAGTTAGGGTCTCCAGTGAACCACTGTTTAATGTATTTTCCATGATTTTATGGATTTTACATGATTTTAATGTTGGTGACTGTTAATGGCCGTCACCTTACGCCATTGATTTCAAAGTAAAAAGCAGTTTACTGTCATGCTTAGGACCGGACAGAGGCGAAACGCCAACGCCCTAGTAGTACTACCCGCCCGAAGGCGACAGAGGCCATAATTACGTGTCCAACGCAACCCTCTATTCTTACCTAGTAAGGATACCATATAGGTATTTGCGTCACATGTATCCTACACTAGAGGGACAACGGCCGCGACCCGATTGAGTTAGTGTAGGGGACGACTGTAGTGCGGAAGGAATCGAACCTTCAGGATAATGTCTGTAGCTATATACTCTCTACATATGACAACCCCCCACGCCAATGCGCACTATAAATGGTTAGTCTTTATTAACCACACCCCAACTACCTGTTGGGTATTTTATCCTGTATGGCATGTCATTGAACTTAGGATGATCAATGGTTATCCATATCACTGTCTTGTAACGTCTGTGTTTGACATCAAACACTTCGACATTACATACAATAGTCTCACATGTAATTGCTGATTCAAGACTGATGCTATCTAGTCCTTCGTAGAATCGTGCTACGTATGTTTCACCGTAGCTGTCTTCAAGCATACCAAACATACCACAGTTGTATGCTTGTGCGTTCGCCTCCATAGCAAACAAAAGGGACAGGAATGCCCCTAATGCTGCTACGATAGCGTATCTAATGATTGTATCTCTCATGCCTCCAGTATTTCTGATACATAGTCACCCTCCACTGGCTGTATCTGATGCTCATCGATGATTGCAGTCAGTTCTTTGACAGTCTTCTGTCTCTCTGCAATCTCAATCATTAAACGTTGACGTTCTTTTTCTGCTGCTTTGAGCAACACCCACTTGTCTTTCTTCCATTGCTTATAGCGATGAATGACTGGGTTGAGTAATTTGTTCTTGTTAAGGTCCATAGTAATAAGATTATAGTTGACTGTAATGAGTGGGAGAGTATATCAGCTCTCCAAGTGATGGCGTTTTACCGGTATCACCCGGCAATACAGTGATACATATCATGTACAGTCGAGGCGTTACTCCCCAGCTAGTGTTTCTGCCCCCAGAATAGGGACACCAACTGTTAGCCATGTACATAGTATGCTTGCTTCACAGGAATGCAACCTGATTGAAGCTCACACCGCTCAATAAACGATAAGTTTTTTGAGATGACACATCACAACTACGAAACAACCATGGATGTCACTCCATGTTAGCCCACCGATTCATTACTCCGCTTGGAGTAATCCCTCTCAGCTGCCTATTGCAACGCATACATTATCCCCTTACTGAGAAAGGGATTATTCTGTCACACTCCAACCGACGAGGAGCTACCTCTATGGTTGTTGTTTACAGTCAACAAAGAAAAAATGAAGAGGAACTTAATCCTCTTCTTCAAATATCTTTTCAGATTCTGTTAAAGCTTCTTCCATAGAACTTACTTGTTCTGATGTAAGCTTAGATAGATCTGCAAACCAGTCATTTATGTGATGAATGGTTGAAGGAAATGGATCAGGCTCAATATTGTAAGCCCAGATCTCCCAGAATCCCTCCTCATGGCCGTATGAATAGTCATGAAAGACACAAGAGATTCTAATACCGTTAGACATCACAAGTGTACCTTGTATGCCTGGAAGTTTGTCGTGCATGCGGAAGTCAATGTCCGCAAATGAATAGATTTTCACGCTTGCTACTAGTTTTGCCATGATTATTAATGAAAATTGATAATGCAGGTTTAGGGAGCCTGCCTCCAGTATATGGTTGACGATATACCAGCGCTGCGTTTCTACGTAAACGCCAACGTTATGCTATAGTATTGTATGTGACAGAAAGTATATGCTGTCACAAAGTAGGAAAAAGTGGTGAATACGACCTGGTAGTCGTAAACACACACTCTACAGTCTAAGTAGTCCAGTCACTGCTATCACCTAGCGACTTGCTACTTGTCATTAGCTTACCGAACAGGCTGCAAAAGAAAGCTATTTAGCTTTCTTCTGCGCCGCAGCAATGGCCTTGCCAAGCTTGCTGCCAGCCTCCACGAACCGCGGCCGAGGCACGTTGCCTTTGGCGTCAAGTTCAGTGGCTTCGCCTACGAAGTATGTTCCGTTAGGCGTCAGGGTAAATTGAGAATAATGCATGATGTAAAGGGATTAGGGGGGCGTGTTGGTGCCCGAAAAGTAGTACGGGTCTTTGACTGTGTTGGTTAACGCTCTCACAAACTGGGCGGCAAAAAATTTTTTTTATCTTTGACACATGAAGAAAACCAACCACGAACTCTACGTAAAGCAAAATGTATCACGTCCAGGTGTACATGCAAAGACAAAGAACTCCAACCACAAGGCATCTAAGAACTACAAAAAGCAATACAGGGGGCAAGGCAGGTAGAAGTATTTTTACTATCTTTGCAGCGAAACCACTTTTGTGACCGGCCCTCGGTAACCAAAAAGGGGCCTAGACATCGGGTTACATTAGCTGTCACCATAGGCAGTGAACGTCGTCCCCGGTAGTTTCAAAAAGTGCGTTGGTATAAAACTCGGGTGGGAACAAGGCTATAGGCTGAGAGAAATGCCCCCACGTAGGCTAAACACGGCGAGTGGAAATCCAACGTTAGACACGAACCGCAAGGGGGAAAATTGTATACTTATGAGAGATATAAACAAGATAATCATCCACTGCTCAGCTACACCCGAAGGTAGAGATATAGATGCAGAGACAATTAGAGACTGGCACGTGAACGGCAATAAGTGGTCGGACATCGGATACCACTATGTTATCAGGTTGGACGGTGAGTTGGAGACAGGAAGGTCTATAGACAAAGTAGGTGCCCATGTTAAAGGTCATAACAAAGACAGCATAGGAATCTGCTACATAGGTGGGATGGACAGTGATGGTAACCCTAAGGATACTATGACCCCAGAGCAGGAGTCAACAATGCGTGAGATCATCTTTGCATTGCGCATAGTAGCTGACAAAGAAATGACACTACATGGGCACAACGAATACTCTAGTAAAGCATGCCCTAGCTTTAAGGTCAGCGAGAAGTTCGCAGATATCCTGTAAAGTATTTGGTTATATAAGATAGGGTTTTATATATTTGCCATAAACCAAGCACTATGGCAAACATTAATTTTAAGCCCACGCGGGACTGGGTGGTACTCCCCACACAGAGAAGAGAACAAACGGAGGCAGGTATTATCCTGACAGGGGAAGCGCAAAACTCCCTAAAAACAAACATACTTAAAGTAGTTGCTGCCGGACCACAATGTCAGATGGTCAAGGAGGGCGACACCGTTATGGTACACCCTACCTCAGAAGGTTTGATTATAAACCTAGAGGACACAGAGTATGTAATGGTAAACGAGTTTATGATCTGTGGTATCATCCCAGACTAATGGAGGGAACAGTAACCATACCTCTCACTCTCTTTGACCAAATGAGGACAGCTAGTGAAACTGCGGAAGAAAAGAAAACAAATCTTCACAGAGCAGCTAGAGAGATAGAAGTATTTCTATCATTCCTCTGTACACGGGAACACATCCAAGAGTATGTAGATGAGTTCAACAAACAGTCTAGCAAAGCTAGAATAAACATAGAAGAGGGTAAGGTAAAAATAGTAATTAGAGATGAGTAGGAAGATCCAAATAAAAGCGGACACAACCTTTAAGTACCTGCAGGTGTTTAACGGTATACTCGAACTAACAGATAAAGAGCTGTTAATATTATCTAAGTTCATAGACTTGTCAGAGACAAAGAATATCTGCTCAGCTGACAGCAAAAGAAAAGTTGCAGAAGCTGTGGGGATAGAAGACCCTAATACCTTAAACAACTATGTTAAACGGTTAAAGGACAAAGGCGCCATAAAAAAGAACAAAGATGGCTATATTGTATCACAACTCTTAAAGAGAGAAAAAACAGTGACAATTGAGATTACTAGATGACTTAGTAACTACAAGATATCTGCACTATCCTTGGGTAATAAACATACTGCAGGATGCGGGCGGTAGGCTTCTAACCATCATAATTAAAAACATAGAAGATGAGCAAGAAGACACCGTCGTTTCTGGACATGATGTCTAACTTCACAAAAGAAGTTGTAGAATATGCTAAACAGGGAGCACCGCATGTAACAAAAGGTCAATACAATGAAAGACTTAAAACATGTGGGGCGTGTCAATATCTGAGGAGGGATGTGATGAGATGCGGTAAATGCGGGTGCCTTGTAGAACACAAGGCTAAGTGGGCTACAACTACATGCCCGGACAAACGGTGGGACCCCGTAAAAGTAGGAGCACAAGGAAAAACTATAAAGTTGAAAGGCAATGGGCAAAGAAAAAATAATACTCCAAAGACTAGCAACAAAGTACGACCTACCAATACAAAAGATTGAGGAAGCAGTATACTACCAGTTTAAATATGTGCACAACGTAATGAAAGAGGGAAACTTTGAAAGTATAAGACTACCATACTTAGGCAAGTTTCATGTACTAGAATCAAGACTTAAATACTTACAAAATCATGAGGGACCTGATAACTGTGAGTAATAACGTAGTTATTCCAAGCGCGTACGCATTGACCATCAACGAGTTCAAGAGTTTGAAAGGGCAAGAGCTGGGTGCTGTGTATTTCTACGCGGACCACCGCTCCCCTTACGCTGTGTATGAAGATGAACAGCGGGCTAAGAAGATAGGTCAAGATCTAAAGGTTAAGTTCTCCCCTAAAGTAAAAGGAGCAATAGACAAGTATAAGGAACTATCAGAGACGTCAGCTATAAAGCTTCTTAAATCTGCACGTACATCTGTAACTAAACTAGAAAAATACTTTGCTACAATAAACCTGAATGTACTTGATGATAACGGGAAACCAATCTACCACGCCAAGGACCTGATCGCTAACCTAGCTAACATGGGTAAAGTTGTCAATGGACTTGAAGAACTAGAAGCAATAGTTAAGAAGCACGAACAAAAAGACAACCCAAATAGGGGTGGGGTTGTAACTAACAAGTACTCACAGTAATGTTTACCAACAGTGTCAAGTATTCCCCCGCAGCACAACACTACCTGGACTTTGGATTTTACACAGACTCAATCCCAGGTACAAAAGAATATTATGATTACTGGGACGAACAAAAGAAAAGATGCTTAGAAGGATACGAGGGGTTAACGGGCTATCACTATTTCTATCTAAACTTCTGCCCAATAGACAGGGTAGTAGACGATATCCTAGTAGACGGTACCAAGATCGCAAGAAGAGACAGAACATTTCCTGCCTTCTACGACGGAGACCACGAGTACTTCACTGCGG